GGCTCTCTCAGCGGCTCCTTGAACTTGGCTTTCAACGCTTTGTTGACACGCGGCGGTATCGGCAGATCCTCGCCTGTTTCTGGATCACGCAGCCACTTCCCGTCAGGAGTTAGCTTGAAGGCTAACGCCGTGTTGTCTTTGCGGTGCGTAAAATCTTTCCAATGGGGTCTCACATCTTTTGGCACGGATCTGCCTTTGGCTAGGAAATGTCTATCGTTATCCCCGTAATTACTGGTCATATGGATATACTGCTTCCCGTTGTACACTAGGAAGTGCATACCTCTCGGTGTGTGACGTGATAGGAACTGATACCTACTGACATGGTTCCACGGCCCTGTACCGTTGCGTATCTTAACGCTTGTGGTTCCGTCACGATGCTTGCGCCACACGACAGCCGCATAAAATTCGGTATCCTCTTTGGTAACGGTTCTGTCGGTTCCCCACGTTTTGAACACGGGGTCGCCAAAGCAATACCCGTCAACCAACGCATAGCAGTAATCGCTGAGCTTAACGATACGCTCCCACTTACGCTTACGATCTCCGATGGGTCGGATATCTTCTGCTTTGGTGTGGCATTTCGATATCAAAGGTTTGATAGCATTGTAGTGGTACACTACCTCTTCAAAAGTTTGGAATGCTGAGTATGTAAGTGCCATTAGTTATTCTCCTGATAATCATTTTCAATTTCGCCAAGCCCATCGCAGTTACGACAATCACGCTCATACTCCTCTGTGTAACCGTATGGATTGTCCTTACTCATCATCACGTTGCGCTCAGCTATTTCTTTACCCACGCCTTTACATTCGGGGCAGCGGATGAACGGGTTATCTACAAAAATATTGCTCATCATACACCGTCCATCTGGTATGGCATCCGATCTTTTGAAGGCCGAACATCGTTCACAGGACTATCACTTGACGAGTTCTCTCTACGCTTGACCCAATATACAAAAGCTTGATACGATTTAAACCCCAACAGTTTAGCAGCGGCTGTCTTACAACCGTGACCTGTACCTACCTGACGCATTGCTTCATCAAGGTAGAGGTTGGCGAGTTCCTCCATAGCTAGTTTCACGTTCATATCATCCCGAAACGTGTAAGGTGTCGGGTCGGTTTGTTTGGGTTGCGGCAGTACATCCACCGCGCCCTCGTTAATATTGATTACTATCTGCATTACATATCCCTTGAGTTAATGTGAATTGTTTTACCTACGTCTGCGGTCTTGCTGCTGTTGTCCATGACGCACCAAAGCACAGGCATACTCCACTCGCCCCAACCGTTATACAAATCACCATCGGTTAGAACGATACATGCCTGCGCGTTGATAGCTTCGTCACGAATGTACTCGGTGACACACCTAACATTTGTGCCCCCGCCACCTTCTGGTTTGGTTGACTTCACGATAGTTTCCAAATCTTCTTTATTGTACTTCTCGTCACGACATATCTTTGTGTCCCAATAAAGAAGCCTCACCCCGTCAGGTTGTACCGTGTCGCAGATAGATTTTATTTCAGATAGAAATTGCGTAATCTCACGCTGCCCAATCGAACCAGACGTATCAACAGCTAACACCAGTTCTCCAACAGTTTCGGTGACGCCGCTTGGCATGTAGATACCTAGTGACAGGAACCTACGATTAGGCTTACGATATGTACTATAGTCTTTGCCTGCGCATGTATCAGATATGAAATCGCGTAACGCTTCGCGCCAATCAACTTGTGCTTCCAACAATTCGCTGAAATCACGCGCACCGCCGCTACCCATCTTACCCGCAATTAGTGCGCCTTGACGAATTGCCTCGTCAAGTTCGCGCCCCAATGCACGTTTTTCTTCAGGCGTTAATTCCTTCGCTCCTTCCCAGTCGTGAGTGTCAAATGGTGACTGTCCGTTTGGTAGTGTTTCACTACCTTGATTAGCGCCTGCGCCATCTTCACCGCTGTCGTTAGGTATTCCACGCGGCGGCGGCGGTGGGGTTGGTAAGTCTTTACACAACAAGTTGTAGACCTGTGCGCTATCCATGCCACGATATTTCTCGTCGTAACAACCCTTCTCCAACTCACCTGTCATAGTCGCAAACCCATCTTGGTTTTCGTCAACAATCTGAAGGTTACTCACAAAGTCATTTGCACAGTTTGCGAGAAATGGATTTTCTTCGTACAGATGAAGCCATATGATAAGATGTTTGTACAACTTGTGCCACACCTCGTGAAGCACAAGAAAACGTAGTTCTGCGTCGTTGAGCTTCTTAACAAACTCACGTCCATACCACTCGTCACGTCCATTAGTACATGCGGTGGGCACACTAGGATCGTCTACAATAATGCGCTTACCAACCATAAGCACTGGTGCTAGAGCCACGTATTTTTTGTGGCCCATAATAGCAACGACCGCTTTGTCCAGTCGTTGCTCCTCTGTTAGTTGTTTACCTACTGCGAACATTCATATTCTCCTTTCGTGTTTTCATCGCGCTTATGGCGTCTTTATGTTTATCCAAGGCACATTTGCTGCATAGCATCTGACCATCTCTATCTTTGTGATCTGCGGCACTGCCGCAGACCGTGCATTGCGTACCCATACTCATTACTTCTTATCCGCTGTGTACAGATGGCTGTTCTCCATAGCCCAGTCTGTAAACTTCTTGTTAGTCATAACCATTGACTGCTTACTGTACTTCGCTGAACGAACACCGTTAGCAAACATCGCTTGCGCCTCGGGGTTCAGTCGTGGCAAATAATCCATCCAAGCGTTAATCCAGTCTTTCTCCAACGCAGACAGAGTTCTGTACACAACCATACAGATGGCTGCGGCGCTGTCGGGTACTTTAGCGTTCTTCGGATCATCCTTGATAGACTGCAAGCTTGGTAGCTGATCGGCAATCTTCACAAACGCCATCAGATCCATTGCACCGCGATCACCAATCGTACCCATGAGAGCAGCGACAAGCGTTTGGTCATCCAGATGTTCGCGGGCCAAAAGTATGTCAGATGACGCATGTAAAGATCTTGGTGTGATGAACGCCGCACGTTGTGATTTTGGATGGAAGATGTATGGGTTCTCGTCAGGATCTTTCACGTCCTCAAATGGTTGCAACAGATGCGGATTGTCTCTGATCCAACCAAGCAACGTGTGATCCCAACCATCGTTGATACCAAACTCAATCAACTCCATGTGGTCAGTCTTGCGAACCTGCACAACCGTTATGCGGTTACGTGCATGAGGTGGCAACAAGTCGCCAACTCCCTCGCTCCCCTTGTTAGTCGTTGCAAAGATAATGCTGTCAGGGTGTAGTGAAGCACTACCAATTTTACGCTCTAGCATCAGACGCAACATGCCCAACTTGACAGCAGGATTGGCTTTACCAAACTCGTCAACCATCAGGATGATCGGTTTGTTGTAATGCACACCTAGTTCTTCGTTGGGTGCCATCTTCACACAGCCCTCAGTCTCTACTGAGTTCATGTTTGGGATCATCAGATCGCCAAGATCTTTTGTAGTACAGTCAAAGTACACAGGGATATGTGTTGGTAGGTCTTTGGCAAGTGTTGTGAGCATTGACGACTTGCCATTACCCATATCACCTTGCGCCAGAACGGTACGCTTTTTACCGATTGCCTTGATAAGTTCCACGCATTTGTCGAGTGGTAGCGCGTACATATTTTGTGCTTGATTAGTCATTTTGTGTTCTCCTACTTCTTAGCTTCTGCAAGGTACAAATTGCACAGACGTTCAACCGCCTGCTCTTTTGTTAAGTTAAACCCCAACTGCTCACTCATCATTGTGCGTACTTCTTGCACTCTGGCGTCAGGGGTTGATTTGATTTCTACGTTAAAAATGCCCATAGTTTTCTCCATTATATATCTAGGCTAGGAAGCGCGGAGATTGCTTTGTCCACCGCTGCTTTGGTTTCGGCGCGGAACGCACTGTCCTCACGCAAGGCATCAGGCGTTACACCCGACATGGCTTCTTCCAGATTGTCAGCCATCGTTCTCATCTGGACAGAATTTGTTACATTGCATCCGCGCAATAGTTCGATCATCTCGTTGACGTTACCAACCAAAGTGTCACGAAAGATCTTCTTCTTCTCATGTTCTTTGTAGTCGAGACGCTCAGACATCTTTTGAAGGTACTTGTGTAGACGTGTCCACACGTCATTCATTGCTCGCTCGTACTGCTCAGTGTAAAATTCTTCGTATTTTTGTTTCATCTCAGCCAACGCTTCATTGCCAATATCCACACGGAAGTCACCCGAATCAGGTAACGGCATGTACGATAGCTTGAAACGAAACTTACGTGTCAGCTCTTCGAGCGTGGGGTAATCATCATGTGAGAACAAGTGCCCAAGCTTCAACTGCATATCAATCACGGCATCGTTGTAATTGGTAAGCACTGCGGAGACTAGACGCTCAAACTCGTTTTGCATCTCAGTCATGGCTTGGTTGTACTTGAAGTACTGCGCTGTCGATACCAGACGTAAACCAGAGTTTGACCACGGCAATGTCATGTGAGAATGCATGTCACGAGTTGCCGACACATGACGTGTAACGGCTCGCAGATCGGCGTTGTCGTGCAGTAGATCTTTGATCGCACGTACAGAACCTTTGATAGCGTTGTTGCTATGCGCGACTTCATCAGAGGCGCGCTTGTCTTTCTTGCTGCCAATCCAATGTGAGATGTTCAACTCAATAAGCATTGCAGACGATGCAAGCGTTGGTGCAAGCACATTGTGTAGTGTTTCACTACGGTTAATTGTTTCTATATTAGCAAGTACGGGTGTCATGATTATTCTCCAACATATTTGTTTAGACCTTTGAGGTCGTTGCGGTTTGTCACAAGGGTTGCCCCTTGCTTGTGCGCGATAGGTGCGATGCACCATGACGCACGTTGTTGCTCGGCGCGGATGTCACCGCAGTCGAGACAAAAGTTAATGCCAAGTTCGCGGCGGCGTTGGTCGTATGCTTCGCCACACAAGGCGCAGATTACTTTCTTACGTGCCATGTTGTTCTCCATTGTACTCGTGCATTAAGCACTCGTTGATTTCTAGATGATCTAAAAGGGGCCAGACATCATCCTTTGTCTTTAGCCAGACAGTATATTTGTCGGTAGTGTACCAGTTCACGCGATGCACAATCTCATACCACATGCTGTTCTCCATTGTTTTCGGTAGTGTTTCACTACACTTTTGTTGAGGCAGGGTTGCCGTGTCGTTGTCAGTCTCCTGACAACTTATATGTATAATATCACATAAGATGGTAAATGTCAAGCTTTCTGATGTATGGTTTGTTTTCTGACGTGGCTACATATTGTTCGTTTTATGGTAGTGTTTCACTACAATACTGGCGCTAGAGTAATGTTCGTTAATGTTCGTTTAGTGGTGGCTGTAAGTATTTGATTGTAAAGTAATGTTCTAAAGTTCTTTTGTTCTTGGGTTATGAAGGGGGGGTAGGATTGTATTTGCGAGCCGAACAATCCCAATAAAAGGGGGGTCGCGTATGAAGTGTATCTTTTTAAATTGCGAACATTAGGAACATTAGGAACATTATAATAAAATCAATAACTTATTTTTATGCAAAAACGAACATTAGGGAACTTCTTTGCGAACATTACAAAAGACGCAATGCTGCTTCGGAAACTGGCTTCGATAAAGTAGTGGATCACTACTCTTTTTCAGACTGTTGTATATGACACGCCAACTTCTTTTTGTGTGGTGTGGAACAGAAGGGGCCAACTGGTCGGTTAGGACGCAATGCTGCTTCGAGAACTGGCTTCGATGGGGTAGTGGATTACTACCAAAATGAAGACACAAAAAAAGCCCCGAACCTTTCGGCTCGGGGCGGTAAGTTAGATAAAAAGTATTGTCAGTGTGAACAATGTTATCGCGGCGGTCGCCGCAATGTAAAACCAGACTGTATATGCGAAACCCCATGCTTCAACTTGTTCTCGTATGATGCATTTAATTCTAGCAATGTTATCCATGTTTCCATCCCATAAATATCGATAAGATAGTTTCGACTATTAAGCAATTGATTGCGCGGAACCCGCGCAATCAATGCCAGCGTATACTTGCTGATATGTTGCATTAGCCGATGGCTTTTATCAGCGTATTCAACATTTGGATCATGTCATCCATAGCCATATCAGACTGGAATGTTTCAGCCTTTTGCATACGCTTAACGCAGTCTTCAAGGGCTTCACGGACAACGGCTTCCTTAGAACGTGTTCTAGCGTCCGCGCCTTGCTTGCCTGATGCTATCTCTGCATCAATCTCTTCACGTTTGCGCAGAGACGTTTGCATGTTGCCGATTATGCTATTCGGCTGACGTTTCCAATAGGCTCTATTCTGCCCATCTACTAATTTGTCACCCGCTGCTTTGGCTGACAATTCAAGTAAATCTTGAACCCCTTTCGGGAACCCCGCGAATATGCAGCTCTTGACCCAATTGAATGTTTCAACAGACGCTGTTGAACCCTCGCTAGTCGGGGATATCAAATCGGTATTGGTAAAACCGCTTGCTACAAATAAGTCTAACAATTTGGCTTTTGCCTTATTGTCTTTATGGGCAAGGTTCGCGACCGCTGAAATTTGCTTGCCTAGTTCGTCGTTCAGTTTTGGTGTACGTGTCATGTCATATTCTCCTATGCAACATGATTAAGGTTTAATCAGACGGCGTTCATCGCCGCCTGACAAGGACTTTATACGTGATATGTCGCATTGTGTCTTAGTATCAGCCGCGCCAGATAGTAGATAATTGTAAAATGTAGTGAATCACTACCTTTTTGACGCTAGGCGTAACCCCACCTACCCCCGACCCCCCCTGTACGACGCGCACACACAGCAACTATATAATACTATTCCGCACAAATATTTTGCGTTTCTATTAAATCTAACTATGTTGCGAACATGGCTATACATATCGAACCCGAAAAAGGGGTCGCTCAACGCACCCCGCCCAAACTTAAAGATCTCGCAGTAAAAGCCAGCGCCGCTGCTAGGACGGTAGAGCTACTCCACGAGAATGGGTTAGAAATAAAACCTAACCAAGAAGACAAGGATGTGGCTGCTGCACTGGCGGTGTCTTACGCGGAAGACCCAGATAAAACTTCAAAGGCTGCAACCCCTAAGCGAGTAGCCCACCTCACCCCAGCCACCCTGCTGATGACAGATCGCATCTTGAAAGATTTTGGTCATTCTGTAGTAAAATCGGCTACGCAGGTAAGGCACCTCGTCACAAACAAACTGATTGAGGAGACAGAGAACCCCGACCCACGGGTACGGATACGTGCCTTGGAGTTGTTAGGTAAGATTAGTGATGTAGGATTGTTTGCTGAAAAAACAGAAGTTACCATAACCCATCAAACTACAGATGACCTTAAAGATAGGTTGCGAGATAAACTAACTCGTTTAATGAAGCCTGAACCCACGGTTGAAGACGCTATCGTAGTTGAGGGCAGCACGATAAATGTAGACAAGGAGTTAGGTTTAGATGACGACTAACCTTGCCGAGATTGCAGCAGGTATGGATTTCTCCTCAGAAGATATACAGCAGGTTTTAGAAAATTTAGATAAATTTGATCCTCAAGAACTAGGGGAGATAGATAAAATTGTTGAGGAGCTGGCGAGCAGACAGCGTAACGACAATGCCAAGGACGATCTCATAGAGTTTTGTAGGCGGATGCAGCCAGATTATAAGGTTGGCAAGCACCACCGTATCCTCGCAGACATGCTGATGGATATTGAGAAGGGAGATAAGGACCGTATATGCGTCAACATCCCACCCCGACATGGTAAATCACAGCTTGTAAGTATCTTTTTCCCCGCTTGGTTCTTGGGGCGTAACCCCGGCAAGAAGGTTATGATGGTGTCCCACACTACCGATCTCGCTGTGGACTTTGGGCGTAAGGTGAGAAACCTGATATCGGTAAACGACTACAAAGAAATATTTCCACAAGTAACGCTGGCGGTAGACAGTAAGTCTGCGGGGCGGTGGAATACAAACTTTGGAGGAGAATATTATGCGTGTGGTATTGGGTCTGCACTTGCGGGACGTGGTGCTGATCTTCTGCTTGTTGATGATCCTCATTCTGAGCAGGATGTTATTAACGGAAACTTCTCTGTGTTTGAAAAAGCATACGAGTGGTTCACCTTTGGTGCCCGTACTCGCCTTATGCCGGGCGGTAGGGTTGCAATAATTCAAACTCGTTGGCACATGGACGACCTCACGGGGCGTGTGACGACCGATATGATCAAGAATCCAGAGTCAGATCAGTACGAAATTGTAGAGTTCCCTGCTATTTTGGATAGCGAGGACTCTGATGGTAAGCCGACACAGAAGCCGTTATGGCCTGAGTTCTTTGATTTGACCGCATTGTTACGCACAAAGGCGTCGATGCCTACGTTTCAATGGAACTCGCAGTATCAACAGCAGCCGACAGCCGAAGAAGCATCGATTGTTAAGCGGGAATGGTGGCAAATATGGACAAAAGACGACCCACCCCACTGTGAATACATAATTATGTCGCTTGATGCTGCCGCAGAGAAGAATAATCGCGCCGATTACACCGCATTGACGACTTGGGGCGTGTTTTTTAACGAAGAAGAGAACGCACACCACATAATTTTGTTAAATAGCATCAAAGAAAGGCTAGAATTTCCAGAATTAAAGGGTATGGCGCTTGAAGAGTACAACGCTTGGGAGCCAGATTCGTTTATTGTAGAGAAAAAGTCCTCTGGCGTAGCTTTATACCAAGAATTGCGCCGTATGGGCCTCCCAATACAGGAATATACACCTCATAGGGGTACTGGAGACAAAATGGCTCGCCTTAATAGTGTATCAGACATCATCGCCAGCGGGTTTGTGTGGGCACCACCCAAGCGTTGGGCTGAAGAAGTCATAGAAGAGGTGGCAGGGTTCCCGTTTATGTCTAACGATGACCTTGTTGACTCTACAGTCATGGCGTTGTTGCGATTTAGGCAGGGTGGGTTCATCAGATTACCTACAGATGAGTGGGATGATGAACCTACATACCGCAGACCTGTAGAATATTACTAAACTTCTATGTTTATTTTAGTTCCCTGCGGCCTATCCGCTGTAGTTTTTGCTCCAAACCTATCATAAGCCTTGCCAAGATCTAATCTCTGCTCTCTGAGCGCCTCCAGATGCGTGTGGTTGGCCCTATGTTCCTTCTCTACCATCTGTTCTTTAAGGTGGCTTTCTATTCTTTCACGCGATTGTGTTTGCTGATGGATATCCGACTGAATGTTAAACGGGGCTGATCCTATACCCGATACACCATCACTCATATTTTACCTTGTTTTGCCAAGATTATTACAACAGTAATTCCAATCAAAATAGAAACAATAATTGCGGACCCACCGTAAATAACTATACGCTCAATCAACTTTGCTTTGCGTTTTCTATCTGCTTCAATCTTTGCCTTGCGATCTTTTCTTGCTTGCACACGTATAGCTTGCAATTCACCCCAAGCAGAGAAACCTCTGGTTGCAATTACAATCTGACGAAGTTCTTCCTCCGCGTCCTTGGCCTTCTGTAAATTCACAAAGGTCTCCATTGCGTTTTCATCAGTGCCAGAGAATAAGCTGTTTTTCTTTTTCTCATGGGCAGCACGTAAATCATCTACACCGTCGAAAAACTCTCCGATCTGCTTGGTCACATTGACTAGCTCCTTACCTGCCGCCACAGCAGATTTCACAGCAGCAAGCGCCGTAAATGGATCAATCATGTCTCTCTTCCCCGACCAACAACAATGTATGGTGGACAGAAGTGCTTCCAAGGCACTCTGACTTTAGCTGGGTACTGGTAATAAAACTGTGAAACTTCTCTAGGGCACCTGTATTCACAGGTCTGGTGCAGACCTATGCTTGGGCTTTGACTAGCTAATATCGCTGTTAGGGCGCATATAAACATATCTCATGCCTATCTCCCCCTATTTCTCTGCAAGCTTATCTATCTTGCCTTCAAGCCTAACGAGGTGATCAACAACTCTCCCAAGTTCCCCCGCGTGTTCTTCCCTTTTTATATAACTCTCTCTTGTCATATTCAAAAGAATACTGAGACGTTTTACCTCAGATGAAATTTGAGTAGCCCACCACCCTATAGGTAAGACCACAAAAGTTAGCACGATGTTCCAAATCAACATGTTATCCATGATTTCTTATTACAGGAATATAATATTTGTTTCAACAGCCTGTGTAAGTTAAAGAATAATTGGGGCACTCCTCCCAATGCCCTCGTCGGGGTGTGGTAGCTTCCCCCAAGTTGCTCACCTCGACACTAGACCGCTGGGCATTAAAATGATAAGTTACCCGCAAGCAACGCTTATGGAGCGCACATGGCTGTAGAAAAACCCTTAGTTCCTTCTGATTTAGAGATAGATACAGATCCTACGGAAGAAGAACTTACTATCGAAGTTATAAACCCTGAAGCTGTTTCTATGGAAACTGAAGATGGCGGGGTTATAATTGATTTTGAAGGTGGCCTGTCAGGGCAACTGATGGGGCAAGACCATGATTCAAATCTAGCTGAATTTATAGACGAAGCAGATCTTGAGGCTATGGCGTCTGAGCTTGTGAGTGATTTTGAGTCTGATCGTGAGTCTCGTGCCGACTGGGCTAGGGCTTATGTAAAAGGCTTAGATCTTCTTGGTATGAAGATTGAGGAGCGTCAGCAGCCTTGGGCAGGGGCGTCTGGAGTTTTTCATCCAGTTCTTACAGAATCAGTTGTTAGGTTTCAGGCGCAGGCTATGGGAGAGCTGTTCCCTGCTTCAGGCCCTGTAAAAAGCAAAATTATGGGTAAGCTCACTCCAGAAAAGTTTGACCAAGCTGAACGTGTGCAGAATGAGATGAATTACCTCTTAACAGAGGAGATGACAGAGTACCGCGACGAGATGGAGCAGATGTTGTTTAAGCTTCCATTGGCGGGGTCTGCGTTCAAGAAGGTATACTATGATCCACTTATGGATAGACCTTGTGCGGTGTTTGTCCCGTCAGAGGACTTTGTAGCGTCTTATGGCGCTACGGATCTAATGACATGCCCACGATATACGCATGTAATGAAAAAAACAGAAAATGAAATATTAGAGCTGCAAGTTGCAGGTTTCTATAGGGGTGTGGAGCTACCCGCACCTGCACCTGATTTTTCTGACATACAAGAAAAGTATGACGAGCTTGATGGTGAGAGCGCAGTTCTTGAAAATGATGATAGGCATACAATTCTTGAGATGCACGTCACAATGAACATGCCTGAAGAGTTTGACGATCCTGATAGCATAGCGCGACCTTATGTAGTCACTATAGACAAGTCGTCACGCGAGATATTATCTATACGCAAGAATTGGTACGAAGATGACGCTAAAAAGAAAAAACGCCTACACTTTGTACACTACCGTTATCTACCGGGCCTTGGGTTCTATGGAACGGGGCTTATTCACCTTATTGGTGGCCTTGCTAAGTCGGCTACCTCTATCCTTCGTCAGTTGGTTGATGCTGGCACACTGTCGAATTTGCCAGCAGGGCTTAAAGCTCGCGGTATGCGTATTAAGGGGGACGACACTCCTCTTATGCCGGGTGAATTTAGGGATGTGGACGTACCGGGCGGTGCCATCCGTGACTCGATTACGTTTATCCCTTACAAAGAGCCATCAAGCGTACTGTACTCTTTACTTGGAAATATTGTCGAAGAGGGACGCCGAATTGGCTCAGTCGCAGACATCCAAGTAGGAGATACTAACGCACAGGCACCTGTGGGCACAACTCTTGCCCTTATGGAGCGTTCAATGAAGGTAATGTCTGGTGTACAGGCCCGCCTCCATGCTGCCATGAAAAAAGAGTTACGACTTCTATCTAAAATTGTTCACGATTATATGCCCGATGAGTATGCATATGAGGTCGATGGTGATTTTAGTCGAACCGCTGATTTTGACAAACGTATAGACGTTATACCTGTATCTGACCCCAACGCCGCTACTATGGCGCAGCGTATCATGCAGTATCAAGCCGCGTTACAACTAGCGCAACAAGCGCCCCAATTGTACGACATGGGTAAGCTGCATAGGCAAATGCTTGAGGTTCTTGGCATCCAAGACGCGGAGGATTTAATCAAGCTACCTGAAGATATTAAACCTTCTGACCCTGTAACTGAGAACATGATGATCTTGAAGCAGGAACCAGTCAAAGCGTTCAAGTATCAAGACCACGAAGCTCACCTAGCGGTGCATATGGCTGCGGCACAAGATCCAAAAATTATGCAGGTGGTAGGGCAGTCTCCATTTGCCCAAGTAATACAACAGGCAATGGCTGCTCATATTACAGAACATGTTGCCTTTCAGTATCGTAGGGAAATGGAAAAGATGCTGGGGGTCGAGATGCCTAGCGAAGATCAGCCATTGCCTGAAGATGTTGAGGTTGAAATTTCTAGATTGGCTAAGGATGCAGCAGAGAAGCTTCTCAAGAAAGATCAGGCAGAGATGTCTCAGAAGCAGGCTCAAGCGCAACAACAAGATCCTGTTGTACAGATGCAACAGCAAGAGCTTCAGCTAAAAGCGCAAGAGCTTCAGCATAAGATGCAACTAGATACGGCTAAACTTCAGCTTGAAGCTGAAAAGATTAAAGCCACTAATCAAAGAGAGGGGGCCAAGCTGGGAGTTAAGCTGGCAACCGATCTTGATAATTCCCAACGTGCAGATCAGCAGGCTGGGGCGAAACTGGGAGTTGAATTAGCAAAGGAGTTAGGCAAGGGGGATGGATGATACAGTTGTTGCGTTGATGAAACGTAGCATATCCGAGTCCAAGACGGAAATAGAACAGTTTTTGGCTGGGGGCCAAGCACAATCTATGGAAGATTACTGTCGTCTTGTAGGGAGATATGAGGCTTTAAAACTAATTGAAGCCGATTTAGTTGATTTGGAAGAAAGAATTATTGCACAATAAGTTCTAGTATTCTATTTCGTAATTGGGGGCTTCGCGGATAGACCGCGCAAGGTTTCTGTGAACCTTAATCACTGCAAGGTATATGCAATGTATAAAGATGAAAAAGTAACTGACGATAAAGTAGCAACTCAGTTACCAGAACCAAAAGGCTACAAAGTTCTTATTAGCACTGTTGAGGTTAATGAGAAGACCGAAGGCGGGGTGTATATGCCTGACCAACTTAGGCAGGCAGAAGAAACCGCTTCTATCATAGGGTTTGTGCTTAAAACTGGCCCTGATGCGTATTCTGATAAAGACAGATTTCCAAATGGAGCCTACTGCAAAGAAGGTGATTTTGTAATCTTTAGATCTTATTCAGGAACTAGATTTAAAATACATGGGAAAGAGTTTCGTTTAGTAAACGATGATACTATTGAAGCTGTTGTTGAAGATCCACGGGGGTACACACGGGTATGAATAACTTGGCAGATAAACCAGAGCTTACAGAACAAGATCTTGAAAACGAATCACCTGAAACACAAGATGTTGCGGATGATTCGTTTGAAATAGAAGTGTCTGACGACACTCCTGAAGAAGAGAAACCACGTTTGGCAGAAGATAGAGAGCCAGAAGTGCCTTCTGACGATGAGATAGATAAATATTCTGTCGGGGTTCAAAAGCGTATAAATAAGTTAAAATTTGAAGCGCAAGAGCAAGAACGGCAAAAACTTGAGGCCCACAGGCTACAAGAAGAGGCTTTGCGGTATGCTCAACAGGTTAAATCTGAAAACGAGCAGCTACGAAAAAACCTTGATGCGGGTGAAGAAACCCTTATTGGGCAGGCTAAAGGGCGTATCGAAGCGCAACTAGACAAGGCTAAATCTGCATATAAAGCTGCATATGAGTCAGGAGATCCTGATGCTTTAATAGAAGCGCAAGAGCAATTAACTACCTTAAAAGTAGAAGCTGATAGGGTAAATAATTATAAACCGCAGGTTAGAACCGCGCCGCAGCAGCAGCCGCAGTATGCTCAACCTACCCCGCAAGCTAATAAACCTGATGTAAAAGCTCTTGAGTGGGGGAAAAAGAACACTTGGTTTGAAAATCCTGAAACTCCTGAGATGACAGGCTTTGCATACGGGATACACCAAAAGCTCGTACAATCAGGGATTGATCCAAGAAGCGATTCCTATTATGATGAAATAGACAAGGCTATGAGAAAAGCCTTTCCAGATAAGTTTGACGATGGGCAAATAGAGGAAGAAGCACCCCAACGTCAATCCAGCTCCGTGGTTGCTGCACCGTCAAGAACGACTAAAAAGCCACGCACAGTGCGATTAACCTCGACGCAAGCCTCTCTCGCCAAGCGGCTTGGTATCTCGAATGAGCAATATGTGGCGCAAATGTTGAAGGATCAATCCAAATGAGTAACAGAACCTCACGCAGCAATGATGACCGCGAAGCGGTCAAACGTAAAGTGTCATGGGAAAGACCGACAATGTTACCGAACCCCGAACCTCGCGCTGGCATTAGCTATCGTTGGATTCGCACTTCTACTTTGGGTAATACGGATAACAAAAATGTCTCTTCCAGATTTCGTGAAGGTTGGACACCTGTTCGTAAAGAGGATCATCCAAACCTTCAAATCGTGTCCGACATTGATTCAAGATTTCAAGACGGCATTGAGGTAGGTGGTTTATTGCTATGTCAAAACGCCACTGAACAAGTTGAGGCTAGGGTTGAAAAGCAGTTAGATATGGCACATAGCCAGATGGAAGCTGTAGACAATTCCTACCTAAAACAATCAGATCCGCGTATGCCTGTTCTAGCTCCAGAACGTAGTACGCGATCTTCGTTTGGTAAGTAGTCTGTAATAGGGTGCTTGCTAGTTTGTAAACTTAGATGACAGGAGGGCCTTATGGCTACTACATCTAATCCTTACGGTTTGCGCCCATTAAATAAAGTTGGGGGCACTGCTTATGCAGGTGCTACTATCCAGCTTCCTATTGCTAGTGGGTATGCTACCGGAATCTTCTACGGAGACATCGTTGCTGTTGTCGCCGCTGGAACGATTGAAAAAATGGGCGCAGTCGGAACTAATGCTGCGCCTTTCACTGCTGGCACTATCGGTGTATTCATGGGTTGTTCTTACACAGACTCAACTCAAGGGTTCATTCAGCGTCAGTCTTGGCCCGCTGGTCAAGTAGCATCAGACGCTCAGGCGTATATTGTTGATGATCCAACTGTTCGTTTTCAAATTCAAGCTGATGGTCAAGTGCCTCAAGCTGATTTGCATCAGAACATGGCGATCAATCAAAATGCTGGAAGCACCTTTGATGGTAACTCTGGTATCTCTCTAGATATCGCCACTAAAAACACAACCGACACAATTGCCTTTAAGATTGTTGGTTTTGTTGATGCGCCCGGCTCAACAGTAAATGATGCGTTTACTGATGTGATCGTTAAGTTTAACCCCAAGTCCCATTCGATGACGAATGGTACTGGTATTTAAGGAGTATAAACAATGGCTATTTCTCGCGCCCAGCTCCTTAAAGAGCTATTACCCGGTCTGAATGCTTTGTTTGGTATCGAATATGGTAGATACGAAGATGAACATGCAGAAATTTATGAAACTGAATCATCAGAGCGTAGCTTTGAAGAGGAAGTTAAATTGTCTGGCTTTGGTGCAGCTCCCGTAAAAGCGGAAGGTTCTGCCATCTCATATGACAACGCACAGGAATCATTCACTGCGCGTTACAACCATGAGACTGTTGCGATGGGTTTCTCCATCACAGAAGAAGCTATGGAAGACAATCTGTATGACTCTTTGTCTGCACGTTATACCAAGGCTCTTGCCCGTGGCATGGCTTACACCAAGCAAACTAAGGCTGCTTCTTTGTTGAACACAGGCTTCACCACCTTTAACTCAGGTGATGGCGTCACATTGTTTAACACAGCGCATCCTACAGTTCAGGGCACCACAAACGCTAACCGCCCTGCAACTGACGCTGATTTAAATGAAACTTCACTTGAGCAAGCTGTTATTGATATTGCTGCGTTTACTGATGAACGTGGTTTGTTGATTGCTGCTCGCCCTCGTAAGCTTATCATTCCACCAGCGTTAATGTTTGTTGCAACTCGCTTGTTGGAAACAACCCAGCGTGTTGGTACAGCAGATAATGATATCAACGCACTTAACTCAAACGGGTCTATCCCAGAGGGTTATGCGGTGAACCACTATCTGACAGACAATGATGCCTTCTTCATCACAACTGATGTGCCTAATGGGTTAAAGCACTTTGTTCGTACTGCTATGCAAACAGGCATGGATGGTGACTTTGATACTGGTAACGTGCGCTACAAAGCGCGTGAGCGTTACAGCTTTGGTGTATCAGATCCATTGGGAATGTATGCTTCTCGCGGAGCATAAAGTATGCTATAAGGTGGGTACTTCATGTATTCTCCTCATGTATAACTCAGGGGCAGCTTCGGTTGCCCCTTTCTTTTTGTTTAAATATCTAGTATTGTATATGCATCCCTGACAAACACATGGTGTGTTTGACTAACCCAGACAGGAGATCAACATGGGTACTACTACTTTTTCTGGTCCTATACGGGCTGGCAACATTCGCAACACAACGGGCACTACTGTTGGGTCAGACATAGCAAACGTAGGTTATGTTGTAATGACTCAACAACATGTAATGGATATTTCTGGCGGCGCTGTCGCAGCAGAAGCCACAAATGTAGTAATCCCTGCCAACTCAAAAATCGTAGATATAATTATTGATTTAGAAGTGGCTGCTAACACCACGACAAATATTAGTGTTGGTGATACTGTAGGCGGTGCAGCGACTCTCGTTAATGCTGTCGCTTCTGGAACTACTGTAGGTATTAAGCCGTTAGGCGCTTCTGGCGGTGGTACACTTACATGGAAAAACACTGGTACATCTGATTTGAAATTAACAGCTACCTCAAGCGCAGGTACGAATGCGGGATCAGTTGTTATAACTGTAATGTATGCACAGGCATTCAATACAGCGGTCCAGCCGTAAGGAGTAACTGATATGGGTGTATCCCACATACAGGCTACAACAGTGGCAGACGCACAGGCTGCGTCTAATACTTATGTTGCCGCTGCCGCCCGACCAAACACAGCGTTTACTATTGCAAATTCTAGCTTTACTGCTGGAACTGCTAGATTGCTTACCGTTACCACTACAGGAACAGGTGATAGCGGAAAGACAGTCACTATAGTTGGGACTGATGCAAATGGTGATGCTCTTACTGAGGTGATAACATCTACTGGTGCCGCTGCGACTGTTACAGGTACAAGTTATTTCAAGACAATAACTTCAGCTACCTGTAGTACGCAGTATGCTGCTAACGTATCTGTAGGAATGGCAGCGCAAGCTGTTTCACAAATCACCAGAAACAGGGCTGTGTTAAAAGCATTCACAACAATATCAAATTCAGCAGCGCATCAGGTTGATTTTATTAGCGGTCTAACGCCAGAGAATGGTTCTGTTTTGTTTAGAACTAAAACTAGCGGCGTAAACAATGCTGCTGATGATGTTTATATACCAGATGAAGGTGTTTTATTTGAGGGCGGTCTTGTGATTAAATATCGTGTTGATGGATCTCATATGGTCACAGCCTTTGGTCATTTCTAAATAGGATAAGGTATGGCTGAGAAGAAGGGCACCATGAAGGGTCATACTATAAAGGGCGGTCACAAGCGCCCTACCAAATCTGGTGCTGGCATGACCAAGAAGGGTGTTGCTAAGTACCGTAAGGACAACCCCGGCTCTAAGTTAAAGACTGCTGTTACAGGTAAAGTAAAAAAAGGAAGCAAGGATGCAAAGCGGCGTAAATCTTTCTGCGCTCGTTCTGCTGGACAGATGAAGAAGTTTCCTAAAGCCGCTAAAGATCCTAACAGTAGATTAAGGCAAGCAAGAAAACGGTGGAAATGTTAAATGGCTATTTCTCGTTCCCAGATGGGCAGTCAACTAACAGGCAACAGAACCTCTACAGGTGATGATGCTAAAGACTTGGACATTATTCGTTTTGGCAAAGGTGGCAAGACGAAGAAGAAATCTAAAAGTCGTGTTAATGAAGCTGGCAACTATACTCAACCAGAGAAAAGAAAGCGGATATTTAACCGTATAAAGGCTGGCGGCAAGGGCGGCAAACCGGGGCAATGGTCGGCAAGAAAAGCGCAAATGTTGGCGAAGGCTTATAAAAAAGCAGGTGGAGGCTATAAAAGCTAATGGCGCTCAAGAAGTCACAGAAGAGCTTGAAGTCTTGGACGAAGCAAAAGTGGCGAACAAAGTCTGGCAAGCCATCGACGCAAGGGAGCAAGGCTACAGGCGAGCGATATCTTCCTGAGAAGGCTATCAAGTCTTTGACCTCTGCGGAGTACGCCGCTACTACGAAAAAGAAACGCGAGGCCACCAAGAAGGGCAAGCAGGTTGCCAAGCAGCCTAAGAAAATTGCAGAAAAAACCAAACGGTTTAGGAGCGTAGTAACATAATGGCTGTAGTAACCCCAGACATGCCAGAGATCTTTGAGGAAGCCTTTGAAAGGGCTGGCCTTGAAATGCGTACTGGATACGATCTTAAAACCGCACGAAGAAGTTTAAATCTTTTAACATTGGAGTGGCAGAACCGTGGTCTTAATCTCTTCACTATTGAAGCGGGTACGCTCGCTGTTACAGCGGGTACGGCAACGTATACCCTTCCTACGGACACCATCGATATCATCGAACACCAAATCCGTACAGGAACAGGTACAAACCAAATCGACACCTCCCTCGAAAGAGTCAGTGTCGCAACCTACGCCCAGCAAACCAACAAAAACACGGAAGGTAGGCCGACCCAAATCTACGTCCAAAGGCTCCCAACGGAAACAAAAGTAACTTTGTGGCCTGTTCCTGATAACACAACAGCTTACACAATATCTTACCATAGACTAAAGGGTATTGATGGGCTGTCATCTGGAGTAGGTACAACTATATCTTCTGTGCCACCTCGCTTTGTGCCCTGTTTGGTAGCTGGCATGGCTTATTACCTAGCCATGAAAAAGAACCCACAGATGGCGGTTGGACTAAAGCAAGAGTATGAGCTTCAGTATAATCTTGCAGCAGGTGAAGATGAAGAGCGAGCGTCAATAAGGTTTGTGCCCTTTAATACATACATAATGGGTGCGGGATGAGCTACGCGAGAGGCAAATATGCTTTTGGCTACTGTGATAAGACAGGGTTTAGATATCCTTTGTCTGACCTTGTTCCTGAGTTCAGCAACGGCGTTAAGACTGGATTTCTAGTTGGTCGTGATGTTGTTGATCCAGATCAGCCACAAAACTTTTTGGGCAGAGTTAAAATAAATGATCCTCAATCTCTGAGAAACCCAAGACCAGACACATCCTTGCAGGAGAGTCGTGGTCTGTTTGGGTTCAATCCCGTTTGGAACGACCTTCAGTTTATGCAGGCTGAAGTTGGAACTGTTACTATCAACATAACTTAGGAGTTAAGGCGATGATGAAGAAAAAGGGTTATAAAAAAGGTGGCGTTACCAAAAAAATGGCTGGTGGTGCAATGAAAAAGAAACCTGTAGCTATGAAAGCAGGTAGCAAGGTTACGAAGAAAGCCGCTGGCGGCAAGATGCCTATGGTCACAAAGAACGGAAAGAAAGTTCCAGCTTTTGCGGCTGATGGGGTAGGCAAGATGAAAAGGGGTGGCGTTACCAAAAAAAGAATGGGCGGCGCTATGATGAAAAAGAAAAAGGGCTACGCTAAAGGCGGTAAAACTAAAAAGTAAAGTCAACTTGGGGGGATAGATTGGCTTATTTGCAGAGTAACATACCGCACTTCAAGTGTTGGGTTCGCCGTGAGTATACTCACAACCATGAACAATACCACGGCGAGTTCTTACATGCGATGGCAATAGCGGTAACGACAATGCCAAACAGATGCTTGAGCTTTCAAGTTATCTTTACAGGATGTGAGGCAGATGAAGAAGGGGATGAGAATGTACACGGTGGCGCAATGTGGGCGAGAATGCCTATAACCGCTCTTGTAGCCGATGAGCCGCTCAATGAGTGGCCTTCTGCCATGTCTGTGCATGATGCCCAGCCTTGGGACTGTTCGTCCTACAATCACGCTGTGTACGTCTTGGATAGAGCAACACCATGTCCTTGGTTGGCAAAGATAGATGGGAATATGTATCCTGCTAAATATATGTTTACTGTTGATTACTCTGAGAGTGAGATAGCAGATGATCCAGCACAACATAAGCAAAGTCATGTTATGCAGCTTTTAGATGCTGGAGAGTGGACTGGTAATGTGGTGGCACTGCCTAATAATCGTGTAAGGGTTACTCATCCTGCGTGGTTTGAGACTGGTACTGGTGCCCCAGACTTCAAGCCATCTCAACATATACACTATTCAAAATCTGATTTAGACTATACTATGGATGTCAATAAAATATTCGATAACCTGTACCAAGAGGAATAAGTTCAAATGAACTATTCAGAACTGACGCAAGCGATCAAAGACTATACGGAGAACACAGAGAGTACCTTTGTGACCAATATCCCTAACTTTGTGCGTCAGGCTGAAGAGCGGATCTTTAGGGATATCACTATTCCAGAATTACGCAGGAACGTCACAGGCAATGTAAATGCTGGCAATAAGTATGTTGCGAGGCCTGATGACTTTTTAGCCACTTTCTCCTTAGCTATTATCAATGGTACAACGTACAATTACCTTTTAGACAAAGAGGTAAACTTTGTGCGTGAAGCTTTCCCTGATACCACAGTGCAGGGCTTGCCTCAGTATTATGCTATATTTGATGGAGATACCGCAACAGGTCATGGTAACTTTTTGCTAGGCCCTACGCCTGATGCTGCATATAACTTAGAGTTACATTACTATTATGATCCACCTTCTATTGTTACTGCGAGTACATCTTGGCTTGGAGACAATGCAGAAGCGACATTGCTTTACGGATCTCTCATAGAGGCGTATACGTTTATGAAGGGCGAAGGCGATATGGTTCAGTTGTATAATGAAAGATATTCATCAGCCCTTATAAATATGGCTACCTTGGGTGCTAAGTTAAGAACTGATACATACAGGCAACCCGCCGCGTAGGAGATAGGGTATGGCAATAATTCAAACAACATGTACGTCTTTTAAGCTTCAGCTTCTAAAGGCAGAACATGATTTTGAAGCACATACGTTTAGGATAGCTTTGTATTCCAGCACGGCATCTTTGGGGGCTGATACGACTGTATTCAGTACAGCAAACGAAATAACCAATACATCTGGAACGGCGTATACTACGGGGGGCAAGCCGTTGACAGTTACATCTACATTTCCAAAGACCTCTGGCACTACCGCTATTGTGGACTTTGATAATATTTCATGGACTGACGCAAGCTTTACAGTAAGGGGGGCGCTGATCTATAACGCGAGTGCTTCCAATAAAGCGGTTGCTGTGTTAGACTTTGGAAGCGACAGGGTTGCTAGTAATAGTACCTTTGAAATACAATTCCCCGTAGCGGATGCCACATCTGCTATAATTCGCATAGCATGATAGGAGTTATCTAAATGGCGAGCTTTGTAAAAGTAAACGATTTTGTGGTAAATGCAGTCCACAATGTAGACCTTGCAAGCGATCAGCTTGCTGTAGCCTTAACAAATACTGCACCGGGCAGTGAATCAAGCAACCCAACCGCAGATGGTAATGGTATTGTTGGTAATCTCACACAGATTAGCTACAGCAATGTGTCTTCTCGCAACCTGACTACAAGCTCATCATCACAGTCTGGTGGTGTATATAAGCTGGTTGTCGCAGATCTTACGCTTACTGCCTCTGGTACGGTTGGTCCATTCCGTTACATTTATATCTTTGATGATACGGTTACTTCTCCAGCGGATCCAATCATTGGGTACTATGACTATGGCACCTCATTGACGCTGAACAACGGTGATACCTTTACCCTAGACTTCAGCCCAAGCAACGGTGTCATCCAACTAACATAAGGCAGTATCATGGCGAAGCTCTTTAACAGAGCCAAGATGACAACCAGTACCACGGGTACTGGCACAATCACACTTGGCAGTGCGTCTACGGGGTTTCAGAGTTTCGCGGATGCTGGGGTTAGTAACGGTGACGTAGTACAGTACGTTATTGAGGAACTTTCTAACTTTGAAATAGGAACTGGTACATACACTTCGTCTGGCACAACCCTTACAAGGACTGTGCAGGAGAGTTCAAACTCAGATAATGCCATCAGCCTCGCGGGGAACGCTGTTGTCTTTATTAGTGCGGTAGCCAGTGACTTAAACATCTTGCAGAATGCAGGGTCTACCAAGGTTGCGGCTACATCCTCTGGTGCCACGGTTACAGGTAACTTGGCTGTAACGGGCACTGTGGATGGACGCGATATTGCAACGGATGGCACAAAGTTAGATACTGTAGAAACCAATGCTGACGTAACGGATAGCTCAAATGTAGGATCTTCTCTTACAGGTTTTGCTACGGGCACAGATGCAGGTTCCTCTGATCTTATTCCTGTTTACGATGTGAGTGCATCTGCTTGGGAAAAGCAGACTATCGCCAATGCCGCTCTGCAAGGACCGACTGGGCCTACTGGCCCCACGGGACCAACTGGCCCGACAGGGCCAAACGGACCTACTGGCCCTACTGGACCCCAAGGTCAAAAGGGCCAAAAGGGGGAGGTTGGTTCAACAGGCCCAACAGGCCCAACTGGCGGTACTGGACCAACGGGTTCGACAGGCCAAAAAGGTCAGAAAGGCGAGGTCGGTAATACAGGCGGCACAGGCCCAACCGGACCGACAGGCCCTACGGGTCAGAAGGGCCAGAAAGGTGAAGTCGGTAATACTGGTGGAACAGGCCCGACTGGACCGACAGGCCCCACAGGGAACACGGGCGGTACAGGTCCGACTGGCCCACAAGGACAAAAAGGACAGAAGGGGCAAAAGGGTCAAACTGGTAACACAGGGCCAACCGGACCAACGGGGCCAACCGGACCAACGGGTTCGCAAGGCCCAACGGGAGGCACAGGCCCAACGGGAAGCACAGGTCCAACTGGCCAGAAGGGGCAGAAGGGGCAAACAGGAAGCTCTGGCGGCACAGGCCCAACGGGTCCGACTGGTCCAACAGGACCATCAGGTAGCCCCTTTGGTGGTGGTACGTTTACTAATAATATAGCCTTTAATGACGGATATGGTATAACCCGTGTTGAGGATATTGGTCTTGATGGCAAGCTATATCATTATGGCGATACAGATACATACATACGATTTCACAGTTCAAATCAGATGGAGTTCGTCGGAGCGGGCGCTCAGATTGCAACATTTTATGGAGCATCGGGGCAAGCTGGAAATGTATATTTTAGCAACATTAGTTTTGTTCAAGTAAGTTCTGACTTACGTGCGACAGGAAACATAACCGCGTATTATTCAGATGAAAGACTAAAAACTAAAACGGCTAATATTGAAAACGCGCTTGATAAAGTAAACTCGCTTCAAGGCTTTTACTATGTAGAGAATGATTTAGCGCGGTCCTTTGGGTATACTAGTAGTCAAACACAGGTAGCTTTATCTGCTCAGCAAGTAAAAGCTGTAATGCCTGAAGTTGTTAGCCTAGCTCCTTTTGATATTGCAAATGTACGAGAGTTTGAAACTGGTGCTGAGAAAGATCAAAAATCTGAGTCAGGAGAAAATTACTTAACAATAGATTATGCAAAACTGGTTCCTCTTTTAGTTGAAAGCATTAAAGAATTAAAGGCTAGGATTGAGGTTTTAGAAAATGGCTCTTCCTAGTAGTGGTGCAATATCTTTAAATGAAATGCACGTTGAGGTTGGAGGTTCTAGCGGCTCACAGGTTTCATTAAACGATGCTGATATTCGTGGGCTAATCTCAAAAGGCTCTGGCGTTCAAATGTCTTTTAATGAATGGTATGGCGCATCAGCAGGGCCAGCATTAAATAACTTTGACTTATTAAATGCAACTTTTGGATCAGAAAGAACTTTAGTTCAATTACAGCCAACGAATGTTGGTACTCAACAAAATACTCAATGGATGAGACTTCCAAATTATAGTGATGATGCTTTTATGGCAGACTTTAGCCATGATGGAACAAAAATGTTTGTCATGGGACTTCCCGCTACGTCCTCCGCTGGTAACGCTTCGCTTTATAGGTACGATATGAGTACAGCTTGGGATATAACAAGCGCCGTGGGGCAAACTGGTTTGTCGGGTACAACAAGTAATGGTTACGTTCTTCCAAGAACTATCGGTGGCACTAGTATTACTTATGGTAGTTATAGTAATCCCCCCTGCTTTAAGTTTTTTAACAGTGGTCAGGGGATTCTAATTTCATATCAACCAAGCAGCAATCGTGCAAGTTTGATCTACGGCTCAATGACAACTTCTTATGATCCATCTACCGCAACTTGGTCAACATTGAATACAAATATAAATTACATGAGTAGAACATTTAATATTGCTGTAACTCAAGATTTAAAAACTATAATGTTTTCTGCTAACTACTCTAATATTTTTTATCCTTTCGCAAGACTTGTAAGACTTGTTAGCTCATCAGCTAATGCAATGAGTAGTGGACTTTCTGCATACACACAGACTGTTTATGATTACAGGGTTTATCAGGGTGCTGGTAGTACTAACAATACATCCAGAACTTGGATTTTTGGTCTTGATGTAGACATGTCTTCTACATCTTCTTACGCGGGCGGCACAAATATTACAGGTTATACAAACCAATATACTAAGCGTTATATACATAGATATGATGATACGTTTAATGGCAGTAGTAGTGATTTTAATGCAAATACTTCCGCAGGGTCGGCAGCTACCAACGTATTAACTCCTTCTGAAAGTGATGCTTATAAAGCCATAAGGCGTATAGTAATAAATTCAGCGGGTACAAAAGGGCTTGCCCAATTAGGACCAACTGCCACTGTAAGCGGTGGCTTAACTTCCACGGAAGCAAAGAATTGGACTTACCCCCAACGGATCGTTAATGTAACTTGGTAACTATCATTAGGTGGGGGGATAATGAGGCAAAATTGGCAGATGTGGTCTGGTGGATTATCTGACGAAGATCTTTCAACAGTGCTTTTAAAAGCGGCAAAGCTTAACACAAAAGCTGCTACAACTTTTAACAATGCAGACACGAGCGTAAGGTCAAGTGATGTAGCTTGGTTAAGCGGCAACACAGAGGTTCAAGATATTCTCTGGAGATATGTAAAAGCTGCGAACGAAAATGCTTTTCACTGTCAAGTTGAAAATATTTGTGACATTCAATTTACAGAATATCACGCTGATAAGGGTGGTCATTACGACTGGCACATAGATGTAAACTGGAACGGCAATAATTTTAGAGACAGGAAATTAAGCGTCACGGTTCAGCTTTCAGACACAAGCGAATATGAGGGCGGGGGATTTGAGTTTGCGGAATGCCAAACACCAGACGCTTCATCTCGCCTCAAGGGAACCGTACTAGTTTTCCCAAGCTATTTGCAGCATAGAGTTTTGCCTATAACAAGAGGCACAAGAAAAAGTCTTGTTGCGTGGTTTGAAGGTCCAAGGTGGCAATAGTCTATCAGATTTCTCTGCATGGGTCTGCTTATGACGCACGGGGAAAAGATTGGGATACGGTAGAGAAGGAGACGGGCTGCATTAGAGACGCGCAGTGGCGTGATCCAATACTCTACAGGCCCCTGTTGATTACGGAGTTTGGTTGCGCTGTTAGCCACCTCAAGGTTTGGGAAAAGATAGCGGCATCTAATCGCAATGGGATAATCCTTGAAGAAGATGCAGTCTACGATAGCATTGACCCTAATGCGGTAGACACCCTATTGAAGGAGCATGACAGCGTTTGGTTGGGATACCGTCTTAATACTCTTGGCTATTGGTATAATTGTCATGCTTACGCTATTAGACCAGAAACCGCCAAGAGATTGATAGAAGGCTACAAGGATGCTATCATCCCTGTAGATGAGTGGGTGCCTGCCAAGCTAAAAGTTCAATCGAACTTTTTCTTTACACCAGAGGTGGTAAAGCAGATACCAAGAGAAGTTAGACCAAGCACGATTGAGGGGGAATCAATGCAGGTACATGTACTAACCGTTGGAACAGATCAAAGTAAAATGTGGGCTTTAGAGCAATCTGCAAAAGCGCACGGGATAACGTACTTAAATCTAGGTCGCCAAGTAACTTGGATGGGCGGCACAATGGAAGTCCAAGGCGGGGGCCAAAAGATTAACCTTGTACGCAACCACCTTGAATCGCTGCATGATGGAGATGTTGTGCTGTTCGTTGATGGGTATGATGTTATCATAAACGATACGCTGCCTACTATCTTAGAGAGATATGAGGATATGGGTGCGGATATCATATTCGCAGCAGAAAAGAACTGTTGGCCCGATTCGACGATGGCGTCACAATTTCCTCTGTCAACAATCTATAGGTACTTAAACAGCGGCGCGTACATAGGTAAAGTGGGTATGCTCAAAGAGTTTCTTAATGAGGCCGTGCCCAATGACTCTGATGATCAACTATGGATGCAAAAAAGATTTTTATCATCTGACTGGCAATCTACGGCTTCTGCTAATTTAGATTACGAAGGATACATCTTTCAGTGTGATGACGATATTGAGATTATCAATGGTCAACTATCAAACGGCATGTGCTGCCCATGTATCTATCATGGAAATGGTGGCGATGACGCAAAGGTAAGATTTAAAAATCTTGCAGATAAATTTGGTTATGTAGAAGAGGCAGACGTATTATCTCCAGTATTCCATAAGGGCCTTGAGTACGAAGAGATTGCACCAGAAATACTGGTGACGGAGTTTATGTCAGAGGCTCAGTGCCAACAGTACATTGAAGCATCAGAAGGCCTTGGTAGATGGGGTGAGCTTGATGGTGATAAGTTTCCAGCGCAAGAAATAAGACTCAAAGAACTAGCTTTGTGGAACGAGATATCAGGACTATGGGCTAACAAGCTTAGTAAGATATGCGAGAAGCATTGGTATCCAGAAGCGTACCTTGGGTTACGTGATGCGTTTACTATGCGTTATTCTATGGACACACAGACAGAATTAGGTTTGCATACAGATGCGTCTTTATTCACAGGCAGCGTAAAGCTTAATGATGATTACGCTGGTGCGGAGCTTGTTTTTCCTAGACAAGAGTTTACAAACAAGGATGTAAAAGTTGGGCAGTGCATTTTGTTTCCGTCTATGGTAACACATGGACATAAGGTTCTTCCTTTGCGTGGGGGAAAGAAGTATAGCTTGACCATGTGGACCTGTCGATATGAGGGTGACTCAAACTAAAAACAATGTTAGCCTCCTGCTATGTTAGGACAAGCCCCCATAGCAGGTGCCCCGTTAGCGGGTTCTGGTAGTGTAGCTAGAATTGTTAGCCTAGACCACGGGTCTTTTGCAACAACAGGTCAGGCGGCGGGAACTAATATAGCCCTCAGTGATGGTTTTGGCACAGGCAGCTTCGCTGTTTCTGGTCAGACAGTTACTCTTAACATAGCTATGAATGAAGACTTTGGAGTGGGTAGCTTTGCAGTTACGGGTCAGGCTGCGCCTCTAAATGTTTCCGCAAGTCTTGCGACAGGTTCTTTTGCTGTAGTTGGGCAAGAAAACAGCATAGTTGCGGGTAAAGCGTTACCGGGTGGCGCAGAAGCAGGTTCCTTTGCGCTTACAGGTCAAGCCTTTTCTCCTGTATTAGATGTAAGTGCTATACTGGATCACGGAAGTTTTGCCGTAACAGGTCAGGCTGCGTTTGGTCTTATAGGTGAAATCTTTGAGCCGGGTGGTTTTAATTTAACAGGGCAAACCTCCAACTTCCAAAAGGCTATAAGGTTGACCGCAGATCACGGTAGCTTTGCAGTTTCTGGTCAGGCTTTTTCTCCTGTACTTGATGTAAGTGCCATACTGGATCAGGGATCATTTGCGCTTACAATGCAGAATGTGGACACCAAGGTATCAAGGGTTATTGGCTTTGGATCGTTTGCTCTGGCGGGCCAAGATACGGGCACTGTAATTGCCTTGCGGGCGCAGCCTGACAGGGGATCATTTGCGGTCACAGGGCAGGCGGTAAATACACTGATTGCAATGCGTGAAGAGTTGGCGCATGGAAGCTTCGCAGCAAACGGACAAAACTTAAACTTCCAGAAATCTATGAATGCAGAGGCTGGTAGTTTTGCTCTTACAGGATTTACCGCAACTAAAAAAGTAAGCGAAGCAATGGATCACGGTTCGTTTGCTTTAACGGGCCAAGCTATAAACTTTAAAAAGACTGCTAATCTTGAGGTGGGTAGCTTTGCTGTCACAGGACAGGATGTCACTACACGGTTTGAGGGTAGCGTTGCATTAGATCAAGGGTCTATAGCTCTTACAGGTCAAGCGGCTAATTTCAAAGTAGATAAAGTTATTTTTGCAAATGCAGGAAGCTTTGCTCTTACTGGGCAGGATGTTGATCTGGGCTTTGCGTTTAAATTATCCTTAGATGCAGGATCATTTTCTTTAACAGGCTTTGACGCAAACGCTAAATTTACAGAAGTTTTAGATGTCGGGCAGTTCAGTGTCGCTGGACAGGATGTTACGATGAAACTAGGAGAGGCTGTAGAGGGAGTTTCAATAACCGTATTCATTGGGGGCGCTGCTGTTTACGGTCTAATACTTCCAGATCAAGATCCAAACTTTGTAACAATCACACCAGCACAAGATCCACAATGGACCCTTGTTGCTTAGAAACAGAATAAAACGTATATTAAGTGCAATTGAACTTTTTAGATAGGCGCTCAGATGGCTACATATACAGACGCAAACGGCGTTAAACTGATAACCACAGGTGATGAGGCTGGAACATGGGGTTCTAGCACAAACGTCAATCTGCAAATCCTTGATCGGGCAGCTAATGGCTTTGAGTCCATTACTCTAAGCTCCACCAGTTACATTCTGGCCCTATCGGCGCAGCCATCTTCTGCGGAAAACGGGCACTACAAAGCTATAAGGTTTACGGGCACCCCCGGCGGTACATGCACAGTAACCTTGTCACAGAATGATAAGGCCAGAGTATATATGATCCTTAACGCTACAAATGCGGCTTTGATCATTACCCAAGGATCTGGTGATAGTGTAACGATTGAGGTTGGTAAAGGTTCTATTGTCCTTGCAGATGGAGCGGGCATTGGCGCGTCAGTAACCGACTTTACCGCTGCGGTTCAAAACGTAACAGACTTATCTAGTCCATTTAATGTTGGTGCCACTAGCGTTACTACATCTGGCGCAGAATTAAATTTGCTAGATGGTTCTGGTGCGGGCACCATCGCCAACAGTAAAGCTGTAATCTACGGATCATCTGGCGAAGTAAACGCCACAACGCTACAAATAGCTGGCACATCCATCACCGCTACGGCTGCGGAGTTAAATTATGTTGATGGTGTTACCTCTGCAATCCAAACTCAGATTGATGCAAAGCAGCCTCTTGGGACTGTAACGGTTACAGTAGCAAACCCCGGTTCAGGTAATAAATATTATATAGATGGATCCTCACAACAGACGGTAGAGATAAAGCCTTCTGTCACATACAGGTTTGATCAATCAGATAGTTCTAATAGTGGGCACCCACTACGCTTTAGCACAACTTCAAACGGAACTCATGCTGGGGGCAGTGAGTTTACAACAGGAATTACAACAGCGGGAACGCCGGGAAGCGCGGGTGCTTACACGCAGGTCAAGCTGGAGCAAGATGCTCCTATTGTTTTGTATTATTATTGCACAAACCATTCTGGCATGGGTGGCAAGGCGGTTATTCGCATGTCAGATCTAACAGTAAGCCGTGCTTTAATTTCAGATAGTGGGGGAGATATCGCGGTATCTGCGGTTACTGCAACGGAGCTTGGATACTTAGATGGCGTTACCTCTGCCATTCAAACGCAAATAGATAGTAAGCAGGGCACTCTATCCTTAACCGCGAACAGAGCTTTGATTTCAGATAGCGGGGGATCTGTTAGCGTATCTCCTGTCACCAACACAGAGGTAGGATATCTTGATGGTGTTACGTCTGCTATCCAGACGCAGATTGATAGTAAGATTAATGGATCATCTTTAAATGCTTCTAATTTAAGTAGTGGTACGGTGCCTGACGCTAGGTTGCTTGGCGCTAATCCAATTTTGAATGGACTTGTAGTTAGTAGTAGTGGATCACCTGCCACCAGTAGTAATGATATATATTCTGCGGGAGATATCACAGCAGCGGTAGCACTTAACACTAATAAAATTGAAAATATTGGCTCTAATGATCTTCATTTGGATTCAAGCCAAGACGTCATATTAGATACCGCTGGTGGTGGGAATGTTGAATTTAGATCTGGTGGGAGTGTAGCATCTGGAAAAATCAACGCGAATACTTCAAGTCAACTTTTATTTAAAGCGGGTACAAATGGAGACGCTAATCAACTTCTTCTTCAAAGCTCAGGTGTAAATGTACATCAAGGTCTGAGAGTGGGTGATACACAAGCTGCGACAGACAACGATATTTACGCTGTTGCGGATATTGAGGCAGGGGCAGATTTAAAGGCAGGGGGAGAAATTAAACTTACTGGTGGCGCTCAAGATTGGACTTTTGAAGTAGACGGTAGCAACCGTTTAGTAATCCAGTACAATGGAACCTCACTAGCTAGGATAGATACTAGCGGGAATTTAGTTGTTGCGGGTGATGTAACATCCTTTGGTAGCTTATAATGACAATAACTTCGACGGATAACTTTGGACATGCAAGCGGCTCGATATCTATGAGTGAGTTGCGTGATTATTATGGCCTTACTGGGTCTGTATCTCTTAATGCAAATCTTAATGGGGGTACTAACCCAGTTCCTAGTAGTCTGCCTGCGGCTGGATCAGCACTTAAAATGTCCGACTTCCGTAGTAAAAACAGGATACTAAAGAAAAAAGGCACTACAGAAGTAAAGACAAGTGGTGTTTTTTGGTCTCCAGCACAATCAGGTTGTGTACAATATAATGTATATGTTTTAGGTGGTGGTGGTTCTGGCGGCGGTCACTCTACGGATAGCGGTCGTGAAAAGGTTGCGTCAGGCGGGGCTGCGGGGGGTGTAGCTTTTCGCAGATATTCTGTACAAGACGATCTTACATCCGTTACTTCAAGCTTCGCACGAATACAAATAGTTTTAACCAGCGGTTCAACCGCCGTAAAAGTTAGATTTCAGGTGGCACCGGGCGACATTTCTATAGGTAGCTTAGTTGCAATTACTAATTTAACATCCCAGCCATCTGCTTTTACATCTTTGGGCGTTGATGTTACGACCCTTAACAACACAAGTCAAACTGTCACGGATGCTGATTCAAGTAATAATTTTGTAGAAGTCAATCTTACATTGAGTAGCGGAGCAGGCGGTTCTATAGCCCTAACAGGTGACGCTCCCGGCTCTCTTACAGTTAACGGCGCAAGCATTGCTATTGGCGCAGGGGGTGCTGGAGTTTCTTACACCGCTGGTAGTGGAACAGTTATATCAGGAAGAAACGGCGGTACTACCTCATTTAACCCCACGGGTTCTGGCACAACCATCTCTGCTACTGGTGGCTCAAGAGGTTTTGGTGGCAGGCAGGGTGCCATAGATGCAACGGTAACAGCTACGCTACCTGTGGGAGAAGCTTCTTCTGCAACAACTATTGGTGCTTGGGGCACTTGCCCTGCTTCATTAGGCGGCTCCGGTTCTGGTGGAGAAAACAATTACACGGGTGGGAATGGCCCCGGTTTATCTATAGGCAGTAATTCGTCTGGAGCTACAGGTGGTGGTAGTCCTAACTTGGGTTCTGTTGGTGTAAATGGTTCTACCATAAGCGCAAGTGGATATGCAAAAGGGGCAACTACAGGTGCGCCCACAAAACCTTCAGAGTGGGGGTCTGATGTAAGTGTTACTTTCCAAGGAGGCGCTGCGGTTCAACACTCAAGTGGTGCGGCGGGTGCTTCTGATGCAGGGAATAATTACGGTGCAGGATCAGGCGGCTCTGCCTCAGAAGTTGGTGCAGGTTCTACTGGTTCAGGTTCATCTGGGGCAATCTTTGTAACTTATTATGAGGTTAACACGTAATGCCCTATACGGACCTTAGATTTAAAGCTGGCATAAACAAAGAGATCACCCCGTACTCTGAAGAGAACGGCTGGGTAGACTGCGATAAGGTGCGCTTTAGGTTTGGGTATCCAGAAAAACTTAACGGCTGGGAGAAGAACTCAGGCAACGCCTTTCTGGGCTTATGCCGTGGTCTGCATGAATGGGTTGCCCTTAATGGAGAGAAGTTTCTGGGTGTTGGTACAGAACAGAAGTATTACATTAAGCAGGGTACAGATTATAACGACATTACGCCTATCAGACTAACCACATCTGCGGGTGATGTTACTTTTGCTGCTACAAACGGTTCTCCTGTGATCACGGTTACAAATGTGAACCATGGCTGTGTTGCAAATGATTTTGTGACTTTTTCTGGGGCAGCTTCTCTAGGTGGTAATATAACCGCCGCTATACTCAACCAAGAATATCAAGTAACAGAAGTAGTAAACGGCAACGAGTACAAGATATCTGCGCGTACTGTCAGCACTATTCCCAGCATTACTATTACTGGCGGTCTAAACGCTACGGCTGTAAACGCCAACGGAAGCGATACAGGTAACGGTGGGAGTAGCACTGTTGGCACCTACCAAATAGGAACAGGCCTCAACTCCTCTGTTGAAGGCGCTGGTTGGGGCGCTGGACTTTGGGGCGGTACGAATAACTCCGCATTCCAAACCACCATAGCAGAAGATCTAGACAACTCTGAGACAGGGGTAGACGTAGCGTCAAGCCAAGGTTCAAACTTTGCAACCAACGATGTTGTTTTGGTGGGCAGTGAACTTATGACAGTGGGGTCAGTCGCTACGGATACGTTGACAGTTACTCGCGGAACTAATGGAAGTAGTGCTGCCACACATAGTAACGGTGCAAATATATTTCTTACCTTGGGTAATACAGATAGTGCAGATAACTTTAATGGTTGGGGAGAGGCACCCGCCACAGGAACACAGACCGCTGCATCTAACTTGCGTATTTGGTCACATGATAACTTTGGTGAAGACCTTATCTTTAATGAGCGTAATGGTCAGGTATTCTATTGGGATGCCACAAGCGGTGTGACCACAAGAGGCATAGAGCTTTCTACCCTGACAGGAACACCAAGATCTGTGCCCCAGAAAGCTGCACAGATACTCTTATCAGATCGTGATAGGCATGTGATTGCTTTTGGTGCTGATGGCTTGGGCGCAACCTCATCGACAGTAAAGGGAGACGGAACTCAAGACCCAATGTTGATCAGGTTCTCAAGTCAAGAAAATCCTATTGATTGGTATCCCACTACCACAAATACAGCGGGTGATTTGAGAATTGATTCTGGCTCAAAGATTGTACAAGCCGTAGAAACAAGGCAGCAAATCCTAGTATTTACTGACGTTGCCATCTACGCAATGCAGTTTATTGGGCCACCGTTTACATTTGGTATCAACCTTATCTCTAGCAACATAAGCATTGCTGCACCAAAGGCGGCAGTTGCGGTGGATGATGCTGTGTATTGGATGGGCGCAGCGGAGTTCTATGCTTACAACGGTGCAGTGCAACGTCTGCCTTGTACGGTTCGTGATCATGTATTTGATAACTTTAACTCTGCACAGTCTGATAAGGTTGTTGCAGGATCAAACATATCGTTCTCTGAGATATGGTGGTTCTATCCGTCTGCAAGTTCTAATGAGAATGATAAGTATGTAGTTTATAACTACCAAGAAGGCATCTGGTATATAGGCACCTTAGATCGCACAGCATGGTTGGATCGTGGAATATCCGCGCTTCCTGTGGGCACAGGTACAGACAACTATCTGTTTAACCATGAAGTGGGCGCAAAGGCAGATGGCGTTGCCATGACATCCTTTATCGAGTCGGGTGATCTTGGAGTTTCTGACGGGAACCAATTCTCTTTTGTGACCAGAGTTATTCCTGATCTCAACTTTAGAGATACTAACGTAAACAATACCACGGTAGATTTTATCTTAAGCGCCAAGAACGCGCCCGGTCAGGTGGCTCAAACAACCAATACTGATACTATTACAAAGACATCTAATATACCTGTTGATCAGTATACGAGTCAATACCAGACCAGATTGCGAGGCCGTAGTTTTAGATTTAAGGTCCAGTCAACAGATGCAGATGTATTGTGGCGTCTGGGTATCCCCCGCGTTGATATAAGATCTGACGGGAGAAGATAATGTCTATAGCTCCAGTACCATTCTTTCCTGTACCACCGCCCCAGTATACACAACAGTATATGGCAGAGGTGGTTCGTGCGTTCTCTGTGTTTGCAACTCAGATTACAAACCCTGCTATAGCGAAGCCTATACTCATCGAGATCCCTGCATCTTCTTTGTCTGGTGATGAGGTTGGCACCGTATATGAGAGCAATACGGTTCTTAGGCTCAAGTCTGCTACGGCAGCAAACAATACTGTGGGTATGCCACTGCCTACATATACAGTATCAACATTACCAACCGTTGAGACTGGCACATTGATATACGTTTCTGATGGGGCAGCGGGTAGCCCTGTTGTTGCGTTTGGTGATGGATCTAATTGGCTGCGTGTTGATACACGGGCAGCGGTATCGACGTAGGAGACTGACATGGCTAAAAACTTTATAGACGATTGGAAGGTGTTTCCCCGCTTGATGATGCTGGTGGTTACGATTTTAACCTATCAATCTGTGCATTGGTACATGGGTTTGCCTGACCCGACAAACGGACAGGCTGGTTTGGTTAGCGTTTGCATGGGTGCCTTGACTGGTTGTTTTGGCATTTGGATGAACAAAGAAGCGGGGTCTAAGTGATGCAAGTACCAAATTATAGTCCACCAAGTGTTAGTAGCAGCAGTCTAGCTCCCAAGACCTCAAAAAGACCAAAGCGTAGACCGACTTATGCAGAGACACAAGCCAATGAAAGTGCGGCTGATCAGGGTGGTGGTCAAGATAACAACCCTAATGATATAGCCTCTGATTTCCAGCCAAACATAGCTTTAGGAAATACTTATAAGCCAGCCGCAGGTAACACTCCAACTTTTATGCTTGGTATGACTCAGGCAGAGAAGGATGCGCTTGATAAATATAATGATCCTCCAGATGTTTCCAATTCGCCAACAACTCCATACGCTAATTCTGTTGCTGCATTGAGGGAGCAAGATCAGAAAATTGGATTACTAGAAGCCTTTACAAGCCCCATTAGCACTTTAGGGCAGATAGCGGGTGATACTAGCAATGTAGATTTACCTTACACCAATCCATATACAGAACAGACTATATATCAACGCCCTGATGGAACTTATTATGGTAAAAACTTTTTAGGGTTACCTTATGAAGTGAACGAGGCTGGTGAAGATATAACAGACTACCAGCAAAGCAAAGACTTGCAGGCGTTTATAGATAAAAACAAAGATAGGAATAAGTCAGATGGTAGTGTGTTACCCGTTGCCACTGCACCTGTTGGGGCTGCTGATCCAGAGTCAACGATCTTTAACCCAAACAATGCATTCTTGCGTAACCGTATGCGTATGTATCAAGATCAAGGTGGGGGCATAATGCCACCTGCTGGTGGAGTGCCGCCAGTCACTGGTGGACCCTATATACCTCCCCCAAATTTTGGACCTCCGCAAATACCGGGTTTGCCACCAATTGATTTAATACCGCAACCTAGACCTTATATGCCGCCACAGTTGCAAGGTATTATGGGGTTAGCAGACAGGTCTAACATTAGCCCTGCGATGCGTTATGCTGCTGAGAACTACTACAGGTTAGGTGGTAGGCAGATGATGAACGACGAGTATGAGCGAGGCCGTGCAATGATACAAGGACAGAGCGTATGAGTATTTTTACCGCTGCATTAGGGCCAATAGCAAACATTGCGGGGTCATGGTTGGAAGGACAAGCAAACAAGAATGCTGCTGCTGCGGAGCTAAAACTTACTGAAGCAAAAGCGAAAGCTAAGATACTTTTGTCTGAAAAGACAAGCGTTGCCGACTGGGAGCGCATCATGGCAGAGGGTGCCAAGTCTAGCTGGAAGGACGAATGGTTTGTAATTATTTTAAGTATTCCATTAATTTTATGCTGGATTCCGGGAGCAGAGGGCTGGGTTGATCGTGGATTTGAGCAGCTTTCTAAGGCCCCCGACTGGTATTTTTACAGCCTTGGAATTGCAATTTCAGCCAGTTTTGGTGTGCGCGGGGCGCAAGCCTTTTTTAAGAGGAAGTGATGGAGCAAACCATTGGCACATTCAATGGAACTAAGAACGTAGAGGTTAATACCATTGCGGGCCAAGGTGACGTTCAAGCAGGCATACAGTTTATATATAACATGAGGGAACATATTGTTGACGTTGGCGTGGCTACAGTCTTTGGTCTAACGGTCTATGGGCTAGTGCTACTTATGAAAGCAAAGATTAAATAAGGATTCAACATGAGCGAGTTTAAATTAAGCAGGCGTAGTCTTGATAGGCTTGAAGGTATTGATGATCGGCTGCAAGCTGTAGTCAAAATGGCAATAACTGTGACCAAGACAGACTTTGGAGTGGTGCAGGGGATGAGAACACTTGAGCAACAGAAGGAACTTGTTGCCAAAGGTGCAAGCCAGACCATGAAGTCTAAGCACCTTGAGGGTAAAGCATTCGATATCATGGCCTACATAAATGGTAGGGCATCGTGGGAACTCTCTGTCTATGATGACCTAGCAGATGCTATCAAAGAGGCCGCAACCCAAATGAATGTTCCTATATGCTGGGGAGCAGCATGGGGCACACCAGACATGCCATATCCTATGGATATCCGTAAGTGGGAAGGCACAATGGAAGAGGCAATGAACGCCTATATAGATTTAAGAAGAAGCCAAGGACGCAGGCCCTTCATTGATGGACCACACTTTGAACTGATAGATTAGTTCAATTGAACTTTTACGATGTAGATGCTATGATCTACAAAACTTTGAGGTAAACAGATGGCCCTGCCTTTTCTTTTAAGTCTTGGACTACCCGCTCTTGGCGCTGCTACAGGTGGCCTTGGTCTTGGTTTGGGTGCCGCCTCTCTAGCTGGGATTGGCGCAGGGTTAGGTTCGTTTTTACAGACGGGTGATGTAGGAAAGGGTATTCAAACAGGTCTTATTGCTGGTCTTGGTGGCAAGTTGATGAGCAGCGCGACGAATGCTTTGGGCGGTGCAGGGGCACAGGCGAGTACGGAGGCACTGACAGCAGGTGGCTTGCCAGCGGCTACGGGTAGCAAGTTTATAAATGCTACATTAGGTAAAGATCTTCTGACGAAGAAGCTTGGCGAGACAACTGTAGCAGGGGCTTTGGGAGCAGCGGGGTCTGGCTTTGGCACGGGACTTATAGCAGATGCTATGAACCCACCTACTTTTAAAATGTCAGAAAAAGAAAAGGTAGACATCCCGCCGCCTATGCCTCGCATTAGATCCTATCAGCCCAAGAAGAATATGGGTAGCACCGCTGAAGAAGAGATGATTACATACTACAACCCTATGCAGGCAGGCATTATGACTAATGCTTCAACAAACTACGCAAAGGGCGGTATCGTCTCAGAAGAGATGAACGAAAAGGATGTGATTGTTGAGGCAGTTAAGGCAGTCAAAGGATTGTCTGACGCACCAGAGGTTGCACTTGGCATATTCCTTAAAGAGTACGGCGAAGAGGCACTAAGAGATCTGGTTGATAAGGTACAGTCAGGGGTATTAGATGACACTATTGAACGCTTTGCAAAAGGCGATAAAGGGATGGTGAACGGCCCCGGCGATGGTTCTGGAGAAGATGATATGGTGCCAGCCACGATGGACCGTGAACAAGATGTGCTTTTGACTGATGGTGAGTTTGTACTTAAAGAAGAATCTACAGACGCCATAACAAAAGCTTTTGGTGGGGGATTTTTAGACGAAGTTAATGACGCTGGTAAGGATGCCCCTAAGAAATTAAAAGAGAAGGTGGCAGTTGCGTGAGGGTAAGCACAGTTCCTAAAGAGGCTGTAAAGCATATTTGGAAGGATGTTGAAAAGTTACTAAGGAAGAGCGTTGAGGATACATCTAGAGGGAAGATAGATCTTATAGACGTTTTAAATGGCATTCTAACTGATGTGTACGTTCTTTGGGTAGTTCTTGATAAAGAGGATAATATGGTCGCTGCGATAACTACAAGGATAGCTACATATCCAAGACGTAAATCTATGGTTCTTGATTTTGTTGGCGGCACTAAACTACACAAATGGAAAGACACTGTTATTGAAACGATAGGTCGGTTCGCAAAAGAAAATGACTGTCAACATCTTGAGGGTTATGGCAGAAAAGGTTGGGAAAGAGCTTTACGGGGGAACGGCTTTTATTCAGAGTATATAGCATACCGCATGGAGTTATAGGATGGGCAAGGGATCACAGCAGGCACCCGCTGGCGGCACAACAAGAACAGTAAGTCTGCCAGATTACGCAGACCCCTACTTTCGTAGGCTTCTGAAGGGATCTGAGGAAGCCACACAACCTTTCTATCCTGATGACCCTGACACATACGGGGATCTTGCGGGTCAATCCACATATGTACCGTATGGTGGTGAGCGCCTTGCCGATTCCAGTGCTTACGGTGACATCAACACATCCCGTGCTATGGTTCGTGGTATTGCTGAAAGCCCTATTGGCGGTCTTGGTGAGGCAGCGGCCTTACAGCGCAGAGGTATTGCTGGGCTTGAGGGTTTAGCCAATTATAATACGGCAGCATTTAACCCATATACAGGTTTTAAAGCTGGTAGTGCTGACCCGTATGGCGGCTTTCAGGCAGGTAGTGCAGACCCGTTCAGTGGGTTTAAGAGGCAGCTAGGCACAGAATACACAGGCTTTACAGAAGGAGAAGCTGATGCCTATGGAGGTTTTCAAGCTGGCAAGGCTGATCCATTTAGTGATTTTAGGGAAGCTCAATTTACAGCGCAGACTGCGGATCAATACGATTTTGATCCAGCCCGTCAGTTTAGCGGCGCTGAAGTTCAGCAGTATATGGACCCATACATGCAGAATGTTGTGGATATTCAGAAGCGTGAAGCCCGTGAAGACTTTGGTAGGAGCCAAGCAGCAAGAGATGCAGGAGCAATAAGCGCAGGAGCCTTTGGTGGTTCTCGTCAGGCTGTACAGCAAGGCATGGCAGAAGAGGGCTTGCAAGAACAACTTGGCGATATCCAAGCGGCTGGAAGTCAGGCTGCATTCCAGCAAGCAATGCGAGCATTTGAGGCAGACAGAGCAGCGCAGATGGAAGTTGATGCTCGCCGCGCAGCAGAGCTTGGAAGAACTCAAGGGCTTGGTATTAGCGAGATCGGCAGAATGGAAGCTGGTCGTGCTGGTGAAGCTGGTAGGGTACAGAACGCTAGAGCGTCTGAACTTGCACGAACCCAAGGTATTAGTCTTGATGAAGCGGCTAGGGTCCAGAGATCAGAGGCGGCTGAACTTGCCAGAACTCAAGGAATTAGCTTGGATGAGGCGGCTAGAGTACAGGGTCAAGAGGCTACAGAGAGAGCTAGAGTCCAAGGCATTGATGTATCTGAGGCAGGTAGGGTTCAGAATGCACGGGCATCAGAGCTTGCTCGCACACAGGGTATTAGTTTGGACGAGGCCGCAAGGGTTCAAGCGGCTGAAGCTGCGGAGCTTGCTAGAACACAAGGTATAAGTCTTGATGAGGCCGCTAGAGTACAACAAGCACAGGCCGCTGAGAGAGCGCGTGTGCAGTCTGCCAGAGAGGCGTCAAGACAGTTTGGTGCAGGTCAGGGTCTAGCTGCGTATCAAGCTGCTCTGGGGGCTGGTAGAGGGCTTGTAGACTATGGCGAGAGAGCAAGGGCAGCAGACATACAGGGTGCCCAGCTACTTGAGACTGTTGGTCGTGACATTAGGGGCGAGGATCAGGCAAGACTTGATCTTGCATATCAGGACTTCTTGCGTCAGCAAGACTACCCAATGCGTCAGTATGAACGGTTTGCTGGTTTACTTAGTGGTGTGCCCATACAACCTGATATCAGCACAGCTACCTATCAAGCATATAATCCAATACAGCAAGCCTTGGGGGCAGGTATATCTGGATTGGGCCTGTATAGAGGATTAACAGGATGAACATCTTAGAGCAGACTGAAGCCCTTAAAGATTTGCCAGACGCTGTGTTAATCCAGCAGATGAAGATGCCTACAGGCGAAATAGCACCTATATTTATTACGTCTGAGCTAAAACGGCGTAAGCGTATGCGGGACGACTACGCTCGTAGAGAAGCTGCTGATACACCGACAGTAGCAGAAGAAGTCGTCATGGCTGCGGGTATGCCATCAGGCGGTATAGCAGACGCAGCACGAGCATTAGCACCCAAGACTGACATGGGGCAGAACACTGGCATGGGTAATATGATGCCACGGACTGCTACCCAAGCGCCACAACCGCAAATGATGGCTGAAGGCGGTATTGTGCGTCTAGCTCCGGGGGGTCGGGTACAATCTAGAATACAGCTATTAAAAGAACGCTTTCCAGAAATTTACGAGATGAATAAAGACGACCCAGAACAGCTTGCTATGATAGCGGAATATATGGTCCCGACCGCAATGGAGCCTAAACAAACAGGTTTAGAGGGAGTAGAAAGACAGCCTAGTCTTTTTGAAAAAACCTTTAGTATGAAAAATCCGTCTGATCGTGCGGTTGACAAAATGCAAAGAGGTATAGCTGAATCTCAACCACAAAGAGCGTTGGACGCACGGGCGCAAGCTTTATCTACCTTACGAGCAAAAAGCGAAGACGACCCAGTGTTTGCTGAAGGCGCTCCTGTAGAATATATAACAAGCGGCACCGTACAAAGAAACGATCCCGGGTTAGCATTAGAGTACGTTGATCTTGGAGGTTCAGACTCATATACCGTTCCTGATAGTCGCCCTGATTTTTTACCACGGGGGGAAACTATTGTACCAAGAGAATTAAGCGCCCCATCTATGGGACCAGCACCACCCCTTGAATATGCTTCGCCTGACGATGCAAACCAAAAAGCCATTAGCGATTATTATAGTGATGACCAATATACTGCACCAGAAGATGTTTATTCTGATATAGTGTATAAAGGTAGAGACGGTAATCTAGTAGTTGGCGGTGCCCCAGAAGACATAGCTAGATATCAAGAACAAGAATTAGGCGAACTAATAGCTTCACCTAATCCAGAAGAGCAGAAAAAGCTTGATAAAATGGCTAAGGCGCAACGAATTGCAAACGAAATTGAAGAATATGGGGATTATAATGCCCTTGGTGCCGCTAAGGATTTAGTAGAAGCAGGGGGCGGGGCGATTAAAGATGTTTATAACAAGAGAAAAATCCAAAAAGAATCAGCCGCTTTTGATGCCGATACCGTAGGCGTTGGCAGCGAACCAGTTAATTTTGATGCAATACTCGCTGACCCCGCATCTGCCAAAGCAAGGCAAGCAACAAAAAATTCAGAGTTAGCCGCGCAGCAAGTTAGAGATCTTATCGCACGAGAACAACAGAACACCAATGCGCAAAACAAAGCGGTGACAGCAAAGGCGGGATCTTTAGAAGCTCGAATTACAGACGCTATTGCAAAAAGAGAAAAACAAGCGGAACAAGATAAGTGGTTAGCTCTCGCACAATCAGGACTTATATTGGCTAGTGGTAACCCCGCAGATATATCAAAAGCTGGCACGGCAGGTTTAAAATACTTGCAAACAGCGCGAGCAGGAAAAAATAAATTTGACACTGATATGATGACTCTACAAGCGCGTATAGATGCTTATAAAGCAAGGGCGTCAGGCAAAAGCGGGTTAAACGCTAACCAAATGCTGACTAGAGGCGCGACCCTTTTAAAACAAGGGCAAGAGATGTTAGAGGGCGCAGGAGATAATGCTGATGCAGCCGCAAGGGCACGACAAATTATCGATTACGGTAATGCTCTTGTTGAAATAGCAATGGGTGGCTCTGGCGCTAGTCCTAGTGGAGCAACAACTGTAGATATATCATAGGCGGTAAATATGGGCGTATACCAATACACCGACCCACAAACGCAGCGCAGCTACAACTTTAACATTGCAGGAGATAACCCTAGCAATGAAGATTTTGTTAAAATACGTCAATATCTAGACGGTGAACGTGTTGATTACGGGCAAAAGTATCAATCTGTTTTTGGAGAAGAGTTTGAGTCCGATGATGAAACTGCTGTTCGTGGTGGGTTACGCCGTGGATATCAACAAATTAAAAGCGCAATCGGTGAAACAGTAGGCACTGCGGGAGAGCAGGCGGGACTAGGATTTCTAGCGCAATACGGACAAGATACAGAAGAGAAAGCCAGACAAAGACTAGGCGAATTACTTCTTGAGCAGCCCGAAAGACTGCAATCTACTGACGTGGATAGTTTTGGTGATGCGTTCACCTTTGCAGGTCAAGTTGTTGGTGAGCAAATACCTCAATTAGGTCTTGGTTTAGGCGCAGCGGCATTAGCGCCTGCTGTAGCAGGAGCCACAGGTTTAGCAGGATTTGGTGTCGGTGTTGCGGCAGCGGCAGGAGCGACTGCGCCGATTTTGTTTGGTAACAACATCCAACGGCAAGAAGACGAAGTTGCAGCAGGTAGAAAAACAAGTGTAGATATTGGAGCCGCTCTTACCGCTACGTTTGGACAAGCTACGCTTGAAGGTTTAGCTGATAAGATCTTGCTGGGTGGTGTTCTACGTCCTCTTGGCAAATCAATATTTACTCGCACAGTGAGCCGTGCAGGTGGCGGTGCGACCACTGAAGGTTTAACAGAAGTCGGTCAGCAAGTGATGGAGCGAGCGCAAGCTGGTTTAGCCATCGACAGTGACGATGCCATTGCAGAGTATCGTGAAGCTGCTATCGCAGGCGGTTTAATTGGTGGCGGTACACGAGCTACATTCGGTGCGTTTCAAGGTGTTCCTGAAACCGGGGCTGAGAGAAAAGCTAGATTAAAAGCAGAAAAGAAAGCCGCGCTAGAAGTTGAAACTGATACCGATACTGGCGCTGTAGAACCCACCGTAGATACAACAACTCCAGCACAACAAACCGAAGCAACTCCAGCACAACAAACCGAAGCACGGAACGCTGCAAACCCTGCGCCTCCTGAAGGTAAAGCACAAGAAACTAATGAAGCCCAAGCAGCGGCAGCGGCTGAGATAGATACCAGCACAAATCAACAAGCTGCGGTTACAAGAGAAGCTGAAAATGCGGATGGTAAAGCAGCGGCTAAAACTGATGAATACCTTAAAAAACAATCCGTTTTCTCTGCTTCAGAAGTAGAAGAGAACTTAGCTGCGGCGGCTAAGAGCGAGCAGACTGGTGAAAATATACAGGTTGATTCAAAACCAAGCCCAGAAATTATACCAGAAGAAAATAAGGTTACAAAAGAATTTTTGGTTGAAGAGTTAGGCGTCCAACCATACGCACATATCGTAAGAGGCGCAAAGCGATCCATTGTAGGGTTGTCTTTTGATGATCCAAAAGTACGTGAAGAACTAGAATTATATGTAAAGAATGGGGGCATTTCGCCTAAAGTTCAAGAATATCTAGATAAGTTGAAAGGTATCGATGCTGAACCTATCGCAGAAGAAGCTGGAGTTAGCATTCCAAGTAGTAGAACAGGCTTGGATGGAAGCACAGGGGCACAAAGTGGAATTGACAGTGCCGAAACCCCTGTTGAACCTAACAATAAAAGAGTGGGAACAGATCTGCTGCCTTCTGGTAGAACTACAGATCCAGCAGGAGAACAGCCAAGTGCATTAGATCCAGCAGGAGAACAGCCAAGTGCATTAGATCCAGCAATAACCGCATCGGATGGATTAAAAAAAGATTCTGAAGCATTAGCGGCAGAGCGAAAGCGTATCGCCGCCGACCCAAAGTTATATGCACAAAAAATTAGAGATGCAAAAGAAGAATCAGGATACGATACACCTGCGGAAGTTCTTGTAGAGCCAGAAGAATTAGACAAAAGGAAGGCGGTTTTAGCTGAAGGGCAACCTGAACCATTAAAAGTTCCTGCACCTAAAACGGGTATTGGCGGGACAGTGACGGGGGCCGCAGAGCAAGTTATACCTGCGGCTGTACAAGTACCCGCTGCACCGCTAATACAAGCCGCGCCTGTCCCACAAGAACAGCTACAGGCAGTAGAAGCAGAGCGAGACGCAGTAGCACAAGCGCGTATTGAGCGAACATTTGAAAACAATAGGGGTAAGCAGCCACAGGTCCGAGAGTACCACGACACACAAGTAGACCCACGCTCTGCGCCAGAAACCACAACGGCTGTAGATAAAGAAGGTATTGCAGAGTTATTAGAGACCTCTGACAAAGAACTCGACGCGCAAGCTAAAGCCGCAAAGTTATACTTCAAACGGTTTCGTAGACCTGTTGATGCTCTTGCCGAAATGGGTATGGTTAGTGCTGCTGGACCTACACAGTCTATTAAAGAAGACTATACTCCGATTGAGTTTGCCTTCTACAAGGGTATGACTCAAAAATCTGCTATGGATGCACGGAGATGGGTGTTTAGTAATTTATCTCGTCAGGCTTTTGTAGAGACACGCGATGCAAGTGTGTTGGCACGTAGAGATACATCTAAGTTTAATCCATCTGATGCGTACATTGCTGTAACTAAAGCAGCCAAAAGTATCAAACGCAAAGATGACAGAGCGTTTCAAAAACAAATGGATCGTGAGCTTGATGCGCTTAAACTAGAAGCACAGACTCGCACTCCTGCCGCATTAGATCAAGAGATGCGAGCAGAAGGCGCGGTTGGTGCAACTGAACTTATAAAAGGTCAAACAACTTTTGATTCTTACTTGCTTGGTTTGGGCTTTAAGAAACGCAAAGTACCCAAGCAAGATGACTATGTATTCATAGACCCTGATACTAAAAAAGCTCTAACCGACGAAGAGCTTATGGATTTCATGGATGGTTTTGCTTACACCGAAAGTGAGCTAGGTTTCCTACTTATTGATCCTGTGCATGGGCTAGATCAAGCGTTACTTCCAAGCATTCGTAACGCACTACAACGTGGAGATCTAGGTTTTGCGTTAAACGCTATAGCCTCAACAAACCAAGTTGAAGATGTTCGTAGGATAGCGGCAGCGTTTGCAAATGTTGTTGGTGATACACAAGTGCAAGTGGTTGATGATTTGTCTCAGGTTGTGGGGCGCACCGCTGCTGGTTTGTTTAGTCCAGAAACAAATACGATACAGATCGACGCAAACCGCGGCATGAACGTGCATACTATACTGCACGAGATGTCACATGCGGCTACTTCTGCTGCAATAGCTAATCCCTCATTACCAGAGACAAAACAATTACAAGCGTTGCTTAACGCAGCGCGTGAGCAATTTGGT